CCTTGGTCTTGTCCGGCGGCGTGAGCTGGGATAAAGCGATCACCGCCACGCCGAGCTGCTGCGCCATGGTGTGTAGCTCCATGGAGATCCTTGTCACGATCTCCCAGCGCTCCCGGCCCTCGGCGCGGAGCAGCTGCACGTAGTCGATGAAGATCACGTCGTACCGGTTGGCGAGCGTCACGGCCCGGAGCTCGGGCACACCGAAGCCCGCGGCCTCGGTGATGCCAAAGCACATGCGGCTCGTCGCGCCGCCGACGGCGGCAACGTCGCCGAAGTCGTGCTCGGTCAGCTCCTTGTGTTTGATCTTGGAAAGCTCGACGCGCGCCCTTTGGGCGACGACGCGGTCGGCGAGCTTCCGGGCGGAAGTTTCCAGAGAGAAGAAGCCGACGCGCCGCCCGCGGCTCGCCATGTTCCAGGCAAGCTGCACCGCGAGCGCCGTCTTGCCGACGCTGCTGTCCGCGCCGAGCACGATGAAGTCCCCCGGCTCGGCGGTGAGCACCTCGTCCAGTTGCCGGATGCCCCACTTGAGATAATTCGGCGGCGTCTTGTCCTCCATGCGGCGGAGGAAGTCGGCGAGCAGCTCGCCGATCTGCTGCGTTTTCACGCCCGGACGGTCGAGCATCAAGGGCTCCGCGGAGGCGAGAATGCGCCGCGCGTCGGCGGCGTCCACGGCCTCGGCAAGCTGCGCGCCGATGTCCTGCATCGCCCGCAGCGCCGCGCTCTCGCGCAGCACCCTGGCGTATGCCCGCCAGTTGGCGGCGGTCGGCGTGTCGCGCAGTATCTCGCGCACCGTCGGCTCAAAGGCCGGGGACGTCTCCGCCACCAGCAGCACCGGGTCGACCGGCCTGCCGGTGAGAAACAATGTTCGCACTGCCGCATAGAGCGTGCGGAGCTCCGGAACGTTGAAGTCCTCCTCGCGGACGGCCTGCACCAGCTCGCCGGTGATCTTCGGCTCAAGCAGTGCCGCGCCGATGAGCGCGCGCTGCGCGTCGTAGTAAGCGGTTAATTCCATACCGGAAGGTCACCTCCGGCACTCTCCGGCTGCGGCACCGGGGCTTTGATCTCATCCTCCCACCGGCGGCGGCGCAGCCACCGCACGGCGTATGGAATGCCGATGCCCCGCTGCCATTCCTCGCTCGCCCTCTGGCGGACAAGCGCGCGGCTCATGGCCTGAAGCGTCGCGTCGTCGGGCTTGAGCTCGTCCCACGCGGTGATCGCGCCTTGCTTATCCTCGCCTCGGGGATAAGCCGCCCAGAACCGGGCAAACGTGTCCGGTCTATAGTCAGGCGCTTTTTTCGCCGTCCCCCGCCTCTTGCCTCTCCCGCCGGGAGAGGTGGCAGCCGCAGGCTGACGGAGAGGGTCGTCCTCCGCTGCCTCGCCCGTTTCTCCCTCCGTGCCTCCCCTGACAGGGGAGGTGTCAGCCGCAAGGCTGACGGAGGGGTTTCCGCCATCGGCGTCGCTTTTGGGGACTATAGGGGGTAGTATAGTACTTAGTTCTTCTGTATTTCGTTGCGTCGGATTTTCCGTCGTCGGATTTTCCGTCGTCGGTTTTTCCATCGTCGGAAAACCCGACGATGGTGACGCAGCAGGGGTCTCATGCACGATGTAGTCATAGCCTGAGAACGTACCGGCCTCGCTGTGGGTCTGGGCGCGGGTGATGTAGCCCGCGTCCGTCAGCTCCCGAATGGCGCTGCGGATCGCGTCCTTGCCGTCGGCGGAGAACTGCGTCATGCCATCAATGGAAATGCGCCAGTCGTCCGGCAGACTGAGGATCAGCGAGAGCAGCCCCTTGGATTTCAGGCTCAACCGCTCGTCGCGGAGGTGGTGATTGGCCATCACCGTGTAGCTGTGATTTTTTTCTACCCGAAAAACGGCCATTACCACCCACCCCCTTGACAAGAGGCGCTCTCCCGTGGATAATAGGAGATGTCCTCGTGATGTTCTACATCACGCAGCTCGTCGGTGTTCCCGCACCGGCGGGCTTTTTTTATGTCCTTCATGCTTCGTCCTCCAAAGGCTCCCTTGTGCAAAGGGCAGACTCTCCCCGGCGGGGAGAGATGCCGCCGCAGGCGGCAGAGAGGGGGGTGGGGCTGTCAGCGGCATGGCCGCTGACTGAGGGATTGTCGTCCCCCTCCGCGCCGAGCCCGTCAATAAACTCCAAAAGTTCCGGCACGATCTTGAAGGCCGTGCTTCTGTCATCGCTGCTGTTGTGGCTATCGCGGTACAAAAGGATCTCTAACGGCGAGATCTCCATATGCTCAAGCAGCTTGGAAAGGATGCCGACAACAGATTTCCGATTCATGCCAAGGATGGAGACCTGATACTCAGCGCTCGTTTCACTGCGGCCGTTGCCCATATCAAAGCTGACGATGTCGTTTATGCGGATATAATTCTCGCCCATTTTCAAACCACCTTCATCCCCGGATAGTATCCGGAATTATTCACCCCGCCGCGAAACTCGTTCGGGCGGCGGACGCGGGTCTTGCGCTGCAGCTCCTTGGCCTTGACGTACCGGGACGCGAGATACTCCTCCACGTCCGCGCGGTCGAAGCGCGTGATCTTCGGCGAGATTTTGTAGGCGGGCAGCTGCCCGGCCTTGACGAGCCGGTCGATCGTGTCCTCGGATACGGTCAGCAGCTCGGCGGCCTGCGCTCTGGTAATCAGTTCCATGCTCTCACCCCGCCTTCGGCGTACCGCAGCGCCAGCGCCGCGGCGATCACGTCGTCCAGCTCCTCGGTCAGCTCGACGAACTGCCGCTCCTCCATCTCGTCCACGCGCCCGTCGGCGGCGATGGCGAGCAGCTGGTCCTCGGCGTGCCCGTCGGCCACCTTGCGCAGCGCCGCGCAAAGCTGGCACACCGCCTGCGGCAGATGGACGTAGGGCACCGGCGGCAGCACGTCGCGGGCAATGGCGACGTTGAACCGCAGATGCTCGATGCAGATCGTCGGCGCGTTGTAGATGTCCGCCATGGCCAGCACGCGCATGTCCGGCGGCACGCTCTCGCCGCGCTCCCATGCGG